ATTGGCTCCAGAACTAGCATCTGGGACCCAGAAGATAGAAAGGCAATGGGAAAAATCGAGCAGTATTATGATGAGTCCAGACCTAGCGGACTTAATACAGCCAGGCGGTCATTAAACAATTATAGGGGTAGGGTTGACTTTTATGAAAATTTAGTTTCCGAGCAAAAAAACCTTTTGCAGCGTTCCCGACAAAGATTGGATGAAATACTACAATCCGAGACTTTTTCTCCTCAAATGAAACAGATACTTTCCGAAGGAGAAAAAGAAAATATTTCTGCTCTTGAGACTTATGTAAGCGAAGCGCAAGAAAACATGGGCAGAGCAAAAAAGGATTATCGAAAAGAACTTAAGGCATTTGGCTCCGCTGAAAAAAGAGCAGCTACAAAGATTCGCGCAAAGCTTCCCGAAGCTTCAACTGTTACATATCGTGGAACTTTCGGCGCGAACCCAGACGAGATTCTGAATCTCACGGAGCCTTATTTCGGATTTGGTGGAATCTCAGGTACTCCGTTTGAAGCTGCGATTCTCAATCTTCCGCAAGGTAGGCAGAAGTTAGCTCTGTATGAGCAAACCATGCAAAATGCCATGGCTAGAGTCCGGGAACTTCCAGTAGGAATTTCTTGGCAAGATTATCAAAATCTTCCTTTTGATGATCCAACTAAAGCTTATGCAAGACAAGTTGAGTCGGATGTTACTGAGGCACAGAAAAATCTAATCAAGGGATTTGAGCCTACCATCCAAAGAACTTCGGTTCGGGGAACTGATCCCCAAAGGGTAATGGCTCTAATGATTGACGAAGGAATCGTAGGAACAAGGTTCCCTGATGCGCTTTCTCGCGGATTCAATGTTCTAAAGCCTACAGGCATGCCGATTTCGGATATTCCTACGTTCAACTACACGGTCTACCGACCGGATCGTATCCAGTTCCAAAGTGCCTTCGCAGCAAATCCCCTTCTTCCCCTCTCCTCTGTCATGTCCCAGATGCAGAAGGACAAGGAAAAGAAAAAGAAATGAGACTTCAAGCCCTCGCGTCTTCGCGCAAGACAACCCTCACCGGAAGCCTTGCAACCTTCTCTGCGATCCTCGTTGCGCTGATTCCAGATAACGTCTGGAGTGCTTGCTCCGCTGCTGTGCAGGAAACTGGCTCTCCTGTGTTCACCGCAATTCTGCTTGTTTCTGGCATCTCCCTAACCGTCATCGGTCCATCTCTTGCATCCGGACCCCAAAAGCCAAGCAGCAAAGATTCTCCGGAGGCTGAAGAGACTTAAGAAGTCCTTCGTTCCGCGCAAAGAATTCCTGAAGAAGTGGGCCGCTCTCCGCAACGCACTATACAAGACTGCCGAGTATCAATGCTTCCTGCACGAAGTGCGGATACGAGCCTCGTATATGTGCGTTCGCGGGTGCGGAAAGAAGGGACGACATGTTCATCATAAGATCCGCGTGTACGATAATCCGGATCTTTCTCTCGATCCCGACAACGGAGAGTTTCTATGCATCGCATGTCACAGAAGAGAGCATAAGAAATGAAAAAGGATCCACGACTTGCCCGCGCAGGAGTTTCAGGCTATAATAAGCCCAAGAGAACTCCATCTCATCCAAAGAAATCGCACATCGTTGTGGCGAAGCAGGGTGATACAATCAAGACGATTCGCTTCGGACAGCAAGGCGTGACTGGTGATCGTCAGCCCACGAAGCGACAAGCAAGCTTCAAGGCGCGTCACGCGAAGAACATCGCGAAGGGCAAACTCTCTGCGGCGTACTGGGCCGACAAGGTGAAATGGTGATGCCAAAGGATTTCTGGGACAAGCCAAATCCTAAGAAGAAGAGCAAGAAGCTTTCTTCGGCGCAGAAGTCCGCTGCAAAGGCTCGCGCCAAGAAGGCGGGCAGACCTTATCCGAATCTCATCGACAACGCAGCGGTCGCGAAGAAGAAGAAGAAGTGACGCGCCGCAGCCGCGTCCGCGAAGCGAAGCGAGCGCGCGGCGTAGGCGCACACACAAAACCCTCCGCCCGCACAGAACTGTCCGAAGACGCACAGGAAGCCCGCCCACGCACCGCCCCGAACCGGCCCGCCGAAACCCGCCCCCACACCGAAACCATCCGGAGACGCACAAATGGCAGCCCTAGACGAACTTAACCTCGAAGAGCTTGTTCCTGAGACTCCGAAGGATATCGTCAAGGAGACGATTAACAAGCTTTTCTGGCTGTGGTATACGCAGAATGAGTATCGTGAACTGACTACGATCAAGCTCTGGATCTTCCGTAAGAAGCTTACCGTCCGAGACTTAAAGCAAATCTTTGAGCTTCTTTTCGGCGCACCTTATTATGCCTAGGCAACTTGATCCAGATCCGGAAATTCTAGATAAGCTTACAGCATACGTTGCAGATGAGCTTATCAATCATAGAGCAGAGCGTGAGCATCTTCTCGACAGGTGGAATCGTGAACTTCAAGACTTCTGGGCTGAGCCATCTGTTGAGTCACCTGAGCTACCTGTCACTGGCTTTGCTTCTATTATTGTTCCTCTCACTGCTATTGCTGTTGAAGCTGTTCATGCACGCGACATGGGACAGCTTTTCGGCCTTAAGGAACTCGTTACGGTCGATGTTACGGAGCAATATCAAGACGTAAAGCAAGGCCTTGAGAAGTATTTCAATCACGAATTTCTGAATACTCTAAGCTTCCGCTCCAAGGTCGAGGCTCCACTTCTTCAGATGACGAAGAACGGAACCGGCATCATGACTGTTGGCTACCGCGAAGTGAAGAGTTCTGTCGTACGCACGGCAGACGGAAACGAAATTAAGGTTCCTGTGTATCGTGAGAAAGGGACCACCATCGACGGAGTTGATATTTCCGACTTCGTGATGCCGTTCTACGCTACTGAGATTGATCAGGCTCCTTGGGTTGGGCACACTTTTCGTATCTCAGAGTACACTCTTAAGCAGATGGTCGCAGCTTCTCAGCTTGCTTCAGATGCTTACGAGAAGTTGAACGGCTACTACATCGGCGTCTCCATCACGAACAACAAGGTGGAAGCTGAGGTTCAGGAGCTTACGAATACCGTTCCTGTCTACCCTTCTGAGATTGAACTGACTCGCGTTCTTCTGGATTTCGACGTAGATGGCAACGGAGAGGAGTCTGCTATCGAAGTCATCTTCCATGAGAACTCTCGTCAGATTCTCTCCTTGACTTACTCCGAGGGGCGTGACTACGAGAAGGGCGTGTACATGCCAATGGAGTATCGTTGGTATGGATATGGCATCGCAAAGCAGAACAATCAGTTCCAAGAGGAAGTGACCGCGCAGCATCGCCAGCGTCTTGATAACGCTACGATCGCAAACATGGCGATGTTCAAAGTCAAGAAAACTGCTTCTTGGATCAAGGACGACGAGCCTATCTTCCCCGGCAAGAAGTGGTTCGTCGAGGACATGGAAGATATTCAGCCCATGTTCATCGGAGATGTGAAGGCTTCTGCTTACAACAACGAAAACCAAGTCGTCATCTATTCTCAGCAGCGCACAGGTGTGAACGAGCTTACTCTCGGCATGCCGAATATCGGCACTCCGGGAACTGCGTCCGACTCTCTTGCAAGAGTCCAAGAGTCCAATCGCAAGTTCGATTATACCTACAACAACAAGAAGGATTTCCTGAATAGGGTTCTTTGGCGGGCGGCGCAAAGCATCATCAAGTACGGCCCTGCTGATCGTCAGGTCTTCTCCATTCTTCCGCAAGGCGCAGAAGTTCAGATCTATCTGCAAGACATTGAGCGTCTGAAGAATAAGATGTTCTTCAATGTTCAGCTTGCGGGCGCTAAGAATAACAAGGTTCTTGACCGCAATACTTATACGCAGCTTGCAGGTATGCAGACTCAGTACTGGACTCAGGTCATGGGGCTTGCACAGCAGCTTCAAGATCCTAATCTAGTGCAAGAGATGGCGAAGGCTGCGCTGCGGGCTGCCGATCAGATCAACCTTGAGATTCTTCGCGCATTCGATGTTCCTAATCCCGAGAAGCTAATCTTTAACTTTGATGCCTACCGGCCCACTCAGATACCTGCTGGAGTACCCTCCGCGCAGCCAGCAGCACCTCAAGGAGCTAATGCAGCTCCCCCAAGCGGAATCACTTCTGTCCTTGCTCCAAACGCTAGAATCGAAACACCTAACGTCATTGCGCAAGGCGGACTTCCCCCAGGCTTATCACTTGCAGGGTAAGCTTGGTATCCTCGAAGAACTGCAAGCAACTCTAACTGAGGCGAAGGAACATGGACGAAACGCAGGACGCTAACACTGAAGTTCTCGATACGCAGACTCCAGACAATGATGCACAACTTGACAATTCTCAGGCACCTGCCCAAGTTCAACCTCAGACGCCTGACATTGACTATCGTGCATTGTATGCTCAGTCTGTGCGCGAGCGGCAGCAGCGCGAGCAAGAGCTTGAAATGCTCCGCCAGCAGCAACTCATGCAGAGTCAGCCGCGTGAGAATCTTGATGTAACGGATGCTGACATTGAGAAGCTCGGCACCGTCGAGACGATCTCTCGCATTGTTCGCAAGCAGCTTCAGGATTCGCTTGCTGACGTTGGTGAGATCTCCCGCGACTTCAAGCGTCAGAAGCAGCTTGATCAAGCAGAAGCTTCTTTCTATCAGCAGTTCCCGCATCTTTCTCAGTATCGCGACGTTCTTTCGTCCACCATTCGCGGGCAGCTTCAGAACTCTTCTTCTGTGGACCCCGGCACGTTCGCCACGCAGGCATTTGCCACTATCGGCTACTACACTGCGATGAACGCTGCAACTCCACAGGTTAACAATCAGCAACAGATGTCTCAGCCTCCTCGCCAGAATCCTCCTACCCGTACAAACGGCGCTCCTGCTCCCACTTCGCGGACTGCTCCGCGTCTTTCTGAGCTTGAGCGTACTGCTATGAAGCGGGCCGGCTTCGATCCGAATAAGCGTGAGGATGTTGATTCCTTCTTTGCTATCGTTAACAACGACGAGGGCATTACCGTATGACTACTCCCGCGAAGCCGTCTACTCCTGCGGCTGCTCCTAAGCCTTCTGATCAAGAAGTTCTTGAGTATAAGCGTAGGCTCTTCGAAACTGCGGATCGTTCCTACGTCAATGATCGCCTTATTGTAAATCTTCCTGAGCATCTTCACGGTGAATGGCTGGGCGTGGACGATTTCTCTCAGTTTCACGCTCAAGCGAAGGGTTACGTTGACGGCTCTGAGTATCTCGAAGGGCACAACAAGATCCATGATCGTCCCGATGGTTCCACTATTGGAGACGTGAAGTTCATGGTGATTCCTAAGTGGAAGCATGAAGCACAGTTGGAACAAGCTGCTCTTATGTCTGAGCGGCAAAGTGGGATCAACTCCGATGCTGCTAACGAGCGGTATCAAGCCTATGCTTCTCAGCTTGGGCTAGGAGTTGAGCGAGAGTCTTCTACTGGCCGTCGAATTTCTGGCTCAGAACTTCAAGCACATCTCCCGAGGTAACAACAAATGGCTGTAGCACTTTCTTTTCGTCCTTCGCATGTTGAGGGTGGCGGCACCACTTCGACTCGTCATTACGTCGTGAAGAGTGGCGAGGACTTCGTGATTGGCGCTCCGCTCACGATCAACGCTGGTGAGGTTGACGAGCTTGACACGAACGATGTGACGCTGATTGTTGGCGTTGCTGGCGCGGCGGATAACTCTGCCTTCGGTTTTGATGCGGGCGATTCGCCTGTTACCGTGACTGGCCGTGCCAACACCGTGCCTGTGTTCGTTGCTGGCCGTGACGTTGTGTTCTTCGGTCAGCTTTCCAACGGTACGACTGCTCTTGTGACTCCCGACAATGCGAACGTCGGTGAGGATTACGGGCTGGTTCGTCAGTCGGATGGCACTTGGACTGTGGATGAGGCGGATACTACGAACGTCGTGGTGACTGTCATTGGCTTCGATACGTCGCTTGACGCTCCGGGTCGCGTCTACTTCAAGTTCCTCCAGTCCACCCTCTACGCTTAAAGGATAACACACAATGTCGATGATTCAGCAGCATCGCCTTCTTGCGCGTCCTGGACTTCGAAAGGACTTTCAGGATACGGTTAAGAAGTTTCCTCTGATGTACAACAAGTATCTCAAGGAGGGGTCGCACAATCTTCCTGAGATTTCTGCCACTACGATTGTTGGCCCGAATCGTCTTGTGCAGAGCCGTGAGCTTGAGCCTGTGATTTATCAGGAGGTCGTGTCCGGTCCCAAGGTCATGGCCGTTGATAAGACCTACAAGGCTGGCTACTTTCTCTCGAAGGAAGCGATTGATGATGATCAGTATGGCAAGCTGAATCAGGGTGCGAAGTGGCTTGCCGAGGCTGCGATGTACACGAAGGAGTATGCGTCCGTTGCTCTGATTGACGATGCCTTCAACGGCACGAACTTCAAGGGCATGGACAATCTCTCCCTTCTGAACACCGCGCACACGCTGATCAACGCTACCACCACCGTTTCGAACCGTCCGACGAACGCCGTCTCGCTGTCCGTCGCTGGCTTCACCGCGCTGATGGATCTTGCTCGCAAGTGCAAGAACGAGAACGGCGATCCGATGATGGTGATGCCGAACAAGCTCATGATCGCTAACGATCAGGGGCAGGTGAACAAGGCGTACCAGATTCTTGAGTCTTCGCTGGAGCCGTTCACGGCGAACAATCAGGACAACCCGATTCGTCGGAACTTCAAGCCGTCCGAGATCATCGTCAATCCGTACATGACGAATCTCTTCCATTACTTCATCTACGATAGCGAGCTGAACGACTGCCACTTCCTGAACCGTGAGGCCATCACGATGACGGATTGGTACGACAACGAGGTTGACGCTGCGAAGGTGAAGGCGCGTGGCCGTTGGATCATCTGGTTCTACAACTGGCGCGCTTGGTACGGCACTAACCCGAGTGCTTAATCATGGATACGCCTACTGGATTTTCTTGGGTTAACATCCGGGGCGAGTCCAACAACCTTACGTCCAACGCTACTGGCGGCATCGTTCACCTCTTTACTGCTGCTAGCACTACGCTGCTGGTTGGTGATGCGGTCTACCTTTCTGGCGTTGGTATCGTAGACAAGTCTGCAACTGCTGCCAACTATGTTGGCTTCGTGGGCTTCGTTGTTGGCGGCGAGCAGAACGCTTATCGTACTGACGATGCTGTTGGTACGACTGCCGCTACGTCTGGTCGTCCTGTGATGGTGCAGATTTCTGGCGTTGCGCGTGCTATCGTTGGTGCTTCCGGCTTCACTGCTGGCACGAACTTCAACGCTGTTCCGTCCGCTGCGACTGCGGGTCGCGTCATTCCCGGCACGACTGCTGATCAGCGTCTTGGTGTTGCTCTTACCACGCAGGCCTCTGCCGGTGCAGAGGTGAAGATCCTCATTCAGCATTTCTAATCCTCACGATGCGTATCCCCCTAATTGTAACTGCACGCCCATCTGAGGATGTCAAGTATCCTCGTGTAACTCTGCGCTCGGGTCGCTGGAAATTCTCTTCGAACCACGCCGATTCGTGCCTCCGGGTGAATACACCTGACTCGTCCGTAGAGTTACATGAGGACTTGGATCTTCTCTCCGCCACGCAAGTGTACGTTTCCTGCGATAAGGCTGGCACCGAAACTTCTATTACGGTCTACGCATGCCTCTCACACTAGCTCTTCTTCGAGAAGACCTGCGTACGCATCTGGGCATGGACACAGCAGACCTAGATGACACAGATGCGGACAGGTTTCTTAATCGAGCGTGGTGGTCAGTTTCTTCTCAGCTCCGCTTTCGCGAGCGCGAAGGGACCACGACGCTCACTCTTACCGCTGGAACCCGAGCGTACAGTATTCCCACTACGAACTCCGTTCCGCTGGATGTGATTCAGCGAGTTGTAATCCGGCCTACAGATGGCAGCACTTCGGACTGGGATTCGCTGATTAAGATCGACGACTGGAACATGTTCGAGATTCAAGATGACTCTGCGGACATGCAAGGTCAGCCTACGAAGTATTCTACGAGAGAGCAACAGCTTATCTTCGATCCTGTTCCAGATAAGCAGTATCTCGTAAACATTAAGTATCTGAAGACGCTCCAAGACATTCAAAGCTCCGGACCTGAAGCACCTCAAGAATGGCATGAAGTCATCCTTTGGGGTGCAATCAGTCGGGGCTTTTTTGCTAGGGGCGACTGGAATCGTGGAACCGCAGCACAGAATCAGCAAGCTGTCTTCATGCAACTTCTTGATACGCAAGAAGACAAGAACGAAGAGGACCACATCTATAGTGGCCTTCGGGTCATTCGTCGGAGGTATCCGTAATGCCTTACGTTAATAATGCTGGCGTTGATCCTACGATTCCCGCCGGCTCTTCGCCAGCTCTAGTTGATAACGATATGCGCGACATCAAGCTCGCGTATAACGAACGCTTCAACGATTTCTTTGGTGTGAATTGGGCCGTCGATGATCCTATCGAGCCAACGCGAATCGGGTCTGCTGTAGATATTCAAGGTTCTCAGCTTGGAACTTTGATCTACGATGCTGGTAACTCAGGCACAACGAAGACGATTGATTGGGATAACGGGGATCAGCAGAAGGTTACGCTCACGGGCAACGTGACTTTTGCTTTCACGAATACTGTCGCGGGGCGTGCTTACGTTCTGTATCTTGTGCAGGATGGAACTGGCGGGCGCACTTGCACTTTTCCAACTTCTTCTCCTGCTGTTCGCATCTCTAATAATACGAACTTCGGTACTCCTTCCTTTACGACTACCGCAGGTCGCTTGACGATCATTACACTTATCGCGTATACTTCTAACATTCTTGTGGCGTCGACGGTTGCGACGGGCGTCAATGCTGTTTAATAGAATTACTAGATTCTTGGTTGGTCCAACCATCACGAATCTACAGCTAAATACTGCTATCTCTTCTGGATATACGGAAGCAAGTACCTTCTATGACTACGACTACAACCTGTCTTTTACTTTTACTTCGACTTTCGCTCCTCCTGTTCCGTACACTCAATGGGTTCTAGTTCTTCAAAAGTCTACGGATAACGTAACTTGGACGAATACGAGTGCTTCCGGTAACTGGCCAGCAACTTCTGCTCCTACATCCTGGACTGTAGGTATTCCTTCTGCTGATCGTGACGTTGGCACATACTACAGAATGGCAGTGTATCTTGGAACATACGATGAGTTTGTTACTGC